TCTCCATCTCTTAACTGCTGTACCTAAATCGTAGGTATCTGTTAGTCCAGGCAAAATACTTTGTGTAAAATCAGGAGCAATAGCAATTGTATCTAAAGGACTATCACCTATGATAAATTGACCATCTAATCTAACATTGCCAGTTGATTGTATATTTCCAGTAACTGCTAGGTTGCCGGCAATATCTGTGCTGGCTAAAATATCAACCTTGCCTGTACCACTGGTATCTAATGTGATATCTGAATTAGTATCTAATCCTCTAATTCGATTATCTTTAATTTCAAATTCAGGAGTTAACACTTTTCCATATTGAACATAAGCATCCGCCCCAGTAGGTGAAATAATAATAGGACCCACAGTGGACGTCACAGTACCGGAAGTATTTAAAATTATGTTGTCTATGGTTGCAGCAGTACCAGTTACCAGCACATTTGTGCCAATTCTAGACGATCCAGTGATATCTAAGGCTTCTGTAGGAGGATTGGTATTGATACCAATTCTTGCATTGTTGACATCTAGATATAACAGATCGGCATCTACTGGACCGTTTCTAAAAGTTAGAGGCGTGCCGTTTCTAACAAGGTTGTCTGACAGCAGCTTGCCGCTGATTCTACCAAGTTGTGCTACAAACGGTTCTGACATTGACTCGCTCCAGTAATATTAGTCAGCGTAGCCAAAGTATATGGTTATATATTTGTCTAAAGGCACTGAACTGGTAAAAACAATATGGGTATTGCCTGATCCAAGATAGTTGTTTACAAGATTGTAGTTGGTTGTGGAAATTTGAAATACGTTTTCCACAAATACCAAAATGTTGTTGTCACTGTTTGGTATTTTTGTTAAAGGACCAAATGTAGTTTCTACATTATCACCGGGACCTAGAGTCTGCTTGGTAATAGCAGTGGCTCCTGGAGCTCTAACCACTTCCCACACTCCATCAATATAGGCTTCAATGGAATTGGTGGTGGTATTGTATCTCATAAATCCATTGGCAGCACCTGTGGTTCTAACACCGCTGAGTTGTGGACGTTGTGCTGTGGTTCCTTTGGGTAATCTAAGTCCTCCAGTGAGCTGCATGACTGCACGACCAAAATGGTTGGTAAACAGTGATTGATCACTGGGACTGTACTTGCTGAGAGTTTTTTGTTTTAGGAATCTCATACTGGTAGTGCGCTCACTGTGATGCTTAACAGATTGCCCACACTGGCTGTAGCACGTATTTGATCGTTACCGTAACTGCTGGCTCCTCTTAATACTATTCTTTCATCGCTGAAAAACACAGTTTCTCCTGCAGGTACAATTAGATTTTTAACAATAGTATTGGTATCAGAACTTACTCCACCTGCTGCTACTAGGTTCAATGTAAGAGTACAACTGTTAACAGTTTCGTCAGTTAAGTTTGGTGTTCCTGTATTACAAACTATAATATTTGTAATAGCATTATCTTGCGCAACCACCGCGCCACCAACTGGGGCTCCTGTACTAGTGCTGGTAAACACTAGCGTATCTCCTGAAGTTGTTAGTCGTGTGCTGTATATCATTTTTATTATCTCTTAAAATATCATGCTGAAAACAAGAGCCTTGCTCTTGCTTATTAATTCGTCATTATTAACAGTGTTTCTAAAATAAACACCTGTACTACCAGTACCAATCGATCCACCGTAGACCAAGCTGGCATTTGAAACTGCTGCCGGAGTTGCGCCAGGATTATCCAACTGCAGAGCATAGGTTATTTGAACTTTGCCAGTGCCATTGGTTTCTAATTTGATATTGCCGTTGGTGTTGACTGTTTGTAGCACGGTGGCATCGGGGATGCCGGGAGCATCGGGTGTGGGGTCTTCTAGAAAGAAATTGATGCCTGCAAGCTGCACTCTGTTACGGAAAAATTGCGCCACAATATTATCATCTACAGCAAATCCTATAACACTTTCTGGTGGTTGTGTGAAAAACGGTCCGATAGGAAATAAACCAGGATCAATGGGATTGCCAATGTCAAATGCTGCGGCTCTGGTGTCTCCTCTTAGAATTTGGAAAGTAGGATTGGTTTGAATTGCATCATCTACATATTTCTTGTTGGGTACGTCGTCATCATCGGTGACCTGTAGTTCATAGGCCGTGGTTCCTGCTACTTTGACAACACCTGTGCCTGTACCAATTAAAGTTAAATCACCGCTATCAGTATCACTGTTAGTTAAAATTTCTTTTAATCTAAGTTTGCTGGTATTATATCCGCCGCCTTCTTTTAAATTCCAAGAGTCGTCGTTTTCATCCCACAATAAAGAAACATTAGTTGCAAGTCCTCGATCAACTTCGATCCCCGAATATCTTAAACTAACACCATTACCTGTTTCACCGTAGTTTAGGGTAATGATGTTATCTTGTACATTTAAGTTTTCAACAGAGACATTTAGTGTATCACCTTCAACGATTAAATTTCCAGTAACGCGAGTGGTGCCAACACCAGCACCAGTATCCAGCGTGATAACAGCGCCTTCACCGGATTTGATATTGTAATCACCACTTACTTGTACAAACTGTCCCATGTTTACTTCCTAGATTAAATAGCGGTTAAAATTAACAAGGTCTGTGTAGAGTCATCACTTAATGACCACTTATAACGGTTTCCGCTAAAGTCAACTGCTGTTCTGTAATTAATTTTCTTTAGTGTAACAGGACGTTGGCCCGCACCCGCTACAATACCAACTAGTGTGGCTGTATTAGCTGCGGTAGGATCGCTAGCAGTACCTTGCACTAATTTAGCTGTAATTACTTCGTAGACTGTGCCTGTAGTTCCACCAGTAGTTGCTGTAGCTGTAGCTGTAAAAACAATTCCTGCTGCATTTGCTCTTGCACCGATTTCAGCAAAGTTTGAATCGCCAACAGATACAATAACATATTGACTGCCAACTGTTAATGCATTTGTTCCATCGGTATAAGTTGTGGTATCGTCTGCACATTTAAATCTACGTGCTCCAACTTGATTTACAATATAGCCTTCTTTTGCAGAACCGTTATATACTCTAACTGGTAGTGTTGGTGTAGCGGCTACACCTGTTTGTCCGAAATATCGGTTATTTACTTTATTTGCCATTTGATTTTCTCCTTTGAGTGACGTTCTAGGTCATGCACGGTGGCTCCGCACAATCTTTTCTAGATACTTTATTTATCCGCGACTCAGCATAGCCATTAACTCTAATTTTTCTACTGTGGCTATAATCTGATTGATAGAATCTATTTCTTTTTGAGCTCGTTCTAAATGGCTTCTGCTGTGAGTTTGCCTGTGAGCAACCATAATTTTACTATGCTCTTGTATGTGCATGTTTATCATACGTTCTATTTGTTGTACATCGTGTCTAAACATAGGAAAGCGTGTGCGCCATAAGCTAAATTGATTTTGTAATTTTTTAAAATCTTGATCGCTTTCTACTTTCATACCGATATTTAAGTCAAACAAAAAGGCTCCGAAGAGCCTTTTTGAACTTGTCGTAGTAATTGCTAATACGGATTAGGTATAAGAAACACCAGCGATTGTTACACGACCTAGGTAGTCTGCTGCATTACCAAGAGATGAAGCAGTATTTGTTAACTCAACATAACCATATCTGGTCATGAAAGAAACAACTGGCTCAAATGTGCTTGGGTCTAGAACAACACCACTGCTCATCAATGGAATGTATGGGCAATAGAATGCTGCTGCATCAGATTCGCTAGAACCTTTATAACCAACAACAATTGCGCTGTCATCAGCAGCGTATGTGTTAACATACACTTTCATTGCGCTATTCAATGTACCAACAAACTTAGTGTTTGTAGGTGCTTCGAATGTACCTTCTGTTGTTCTTGCGAACGCAGAAGTTGTAGCACTTTGAAGAATTGTCAATGCTTGTGGGCTAACAACAGCCCAGTTACCAGCACCGCGACGTGTACGCTGAGCGATCACGTTAGCAACACGGTTGATAGCAACTGCCAATGCAGCATGCTCGTCACCAACGAATGTAGCTGTACCAGACACACCTGTCTGATCATACGCTACTGTATTGCCTGCGCCAGCAGCCAAAGTACCTAGGCTACGTAGAACTTCTTGGTCGATCTCAGCAGTGATCTCTTGTGCAAGAGCTGCCATGATCTCAGCTTCGATGTCAATACCTTGTTGGGCTTGTGCATCTTGAGCTGCTTCGAATGTCCAGCGAGCTGACAACTTACGTGTCTTGGCTTCAACTGTCTGCTTCAAGATTTGAATGCTTAGTTTGTTACCAGCAACACCTTCTTTGGCAGCTGTTGCATCAGCTACACCGTTGGTATTACCAGAATAGCCTTCAGCAATCTTGAACGGGCTTAGTGCTTCTTCACCAGCTGTTGTAGATCCACCTGTAGCACCTGTGAAGCTATCTGAGTAGCGAACACGTAGTGTATGAATTTGACCAACTGGGCCAGTCATTGGTTGTACGCCGACTAATTCGTTAGCAATAACGGTAGGTAGTACACGTCTGATCACTGGAAGGATCACACGATTTAGGGTTGCAACGTTGCCAGCGGATGTAGCTCCAGCAGTAGCACTTTCAGCTAGATACTTGCGAGTATTTTCTAGAGTAGTTGCCATTACTGAACGCTTGTTACCTTGAAGACCTTCTAAAAGAGCTTCTTTGGTCTCCGACCAGCGTGACTCGAGTAATTGTGACATTATAGTTCTCCTTAAACTTTTAGTCCCGCAAGCCTGCGGATGTCAAAAATTTCAGCAGATTTTTCTTCTCTGCCAAAAGATTGTGCCTGATTTTTATCGCCTGTAATTTCTTTGCCTTCGGTCAACGCTTTCTTGACTGGAGCATTGCCACCATTCATTACTGAAGGTAGGTACTTGTCATAAGCGGTGTATAGTTTTTCTGTCTGAACTGACTCAAGTAATTCTTTCATCACTTCACGTTTGTCTCCACCTAATGGGCCAAGCAATTCGCTCATAACTTCTTTGCGATCCATTGTGTTTTGTGCAATACGTAGCTGTTGTTCACGACTTTCTACTAATTTTTGTGTTTCTGCAACAATTTTTGCTGCTTCTTCAAGTTCTTGCTCTTTTGCAGCAACTACTCTTAGAAGTTTAGCTGTTTCAGACTTCTCATTGAGATGACTGGCAGCGTACTCGCTGGCAAAACTTTCAAAAATTCTGCGGCCAAAATCATTTCTGCGGGCAGCGTCAATGTCCTCGCGCAACTGTACCATTTCAGCTTTGAGTCCTTTAGAGACTGTTTCTTGAATGATAGTTGATGAGCGAGCAATAAAATCTTTCTTGATCTGTTCAAACTTGGCTTTGCTTTCGCGCACCAGTTTTACTTTAGTTTCAGCTAAGTCTTTCTTATCTGCATGGAATTCCGCGATTTCTTTCGCTAGTGCATCCACGATAAAAGATTCTAATTTACCAACGTTGTTAGCAACTGCTTTACGATCTTCGTGTAATTCTGCAAGTTCTTTGCGCAAATTATTCAATACAAATGCTTCCATTGCTGTAGCATCTGATTTCATTTTTTGTGTGTATTTTGTACGTGCATCGATAAGTCCTTGACGGTCTTCAGCCAACTCTGATAGCTCTGCCTGTAGGCGGTCTGCTAACATTGTTTCAACGGCTTCTACCATCGCGGTCTTGTCGTGCTCGTACTTCTGTGCAAATTCTTCACGAAGTGTGGCAGTGACTTGGTCACGATTTTCTTGAATTCTGCTTTGCCAAGCTGATTCAATTTCCGATTTAAGTTCTTCGGAAATCACATTGTTTTCAAACAACTGTTTAACGAAATCTAGCATGTGATTCTCCTACTGTTATTTGAGACCTCTGATGATCTTCACCAGACTCTCTGCTATGTATTTCTGTGCCTTTGGGTCGCCTTTGACTTCTTGTGCTATTTTAAATGCCTGATTTCCACCTAATGTATTCATTAAATGTTCGTATACTGGAGTTGGGTAAGCTCCCGGGGCGCTAGGTTGTGCTACAATATCAACTGTGATAATTTCAAAACCTTGAACATTACCACTGCCATCTACTTCACCGGAACCTCTACTCGATACACCCAACTTTACTCCCGACTCCAACATGGTCTGAACTAACTGACCCATTGGAGTTGGGATAATTTTAAGTTTTCCGTAGCCGTTAGGACCATCCATCCACATCTTGGTAATCATATGACTAACACGATCTAGATTGATTTTTAAATCCTGAGGATGATCTAACTCTCCGCAAACAGAATATCCGCCAGAGATCTGTTCGTTGAGCGTTTTGACAGCCTTGCCAATCTCTTGAGAAGAATAAATTCGCTGATTCTGATTACGGATATCTCCTTGAATGCAGATACCGTTCAAGTGCAGCGATTTCTTACCGTTCTCTTCTTCGCTCTCCAAGACAATCTTAGCCTGATCGAAACTCAATTGTTCGCTAAGGTTAGTTTTCACCATTATGTCCTATTACCTACGACCACGGAAAAGGCTTGCTTTATCAACTGAACCGGAAGAACCACCTGTGCCGCTAAATTTGCCTTCAGCTTCACCTTTCTTCTCTGCACCATGACCTGGCTCTTTCGTTGAAAAAGCACCACCTGCCTTGCCGCCTGGAACATTGATATTACCTGCATTATCTTCTTTTGGTGTACCTTTGAATAGGCTAGATCCGCCTAGTTGGCCGCCACCTGAACCCACATACTTGGCTGCTTCTTCTTTGCTACCTAGAATGTTGGCTGTTGTACCACCCATGTCATTTTTTCCTGCAACAATAGACTTGGCATTTGTGCTAGAACCTTGGCTTAGTTTGCCTGTGCCTGACAGTGCTCCTTCACCTTGACCTTTCTTTTCTGCGCCGTGGCCGCCTGGAACTTTTTCAACATATTCACGTACTGTGGCTAGATCGAAATCATCTTTCATTTTGCCGTCCATTCCGTCCATGCCGTCCATACCACCTTCTTCGCCACCGCCTAGCTTGTCAAAACGTGCTTGTAGTTCGTCTACAATGCTGTCTAGGTCTTGGAATAATTCTTCTTCGCTGTTTGCGCTTAGGTCTTCATCACCCTCTTCTTCAGGGCCTAGTTCGCCTGCTAGGTCATCACCCATGTCACCTGCTGGGCCGCCAACTTCGTCGTCGCCTTCGTAGGCAATTTCTTCAAATTCTTCGTCCAAGTCGTTTTCTTCATCGACTTCTGAT